CGCTGTGGCTTCACCGCCTGCGGCTTCGCGCTTGGAGGCTTCGACGTGACCCGCGTAGTCTGCGTGCGCAAGGTCTTTGTGGCCTTCGTGGAGGTGATGCTCTTCGTAGTCATGCCCGTGCGCGAGAGGGTTCTCGGCGGTTGGATTCTTGCGACGTCCAGCTTGGGTTAAATTTGAAATATGCTCGCGGAGACGTTTAGCAGAAATGCCGACCTCAGAAGCGATCTTTCCGTTGTCCATCGCATGATGCCCCGCTGCACGGGAGGCAATGAGGCGACGTGCATGGTCTTTCTTTCCATGTTCTTGATCGTCTCCTTCTTTAAGCTGACCAGAGGCCGGATCGTAATACCAATACTTGTAGTCGCCGGGCGTGCCCGTGCGTTTGATGTATTTGTGCGATCTGCCTTTGTTTAAGTCGTTGTCTTGCCAGCTCATCAAACTCTCCTAATATTCACAGACGCATTCGTCTTCATCGGAGAATGGAAGATTGATCTCTGCTTTCGAGACCGGCTCTTCGTCTTCTCCGGTAAAGGCCTGAATGGCCTCTATCCTGGTTTTCTTCTTTTGCTCAACCGTAAGACCTGCGAATGCGGCGTCGTCTATGATCGCTCCACGCTTGTAGGTCTTACCGTCAATTTCTATTTCTTCGTTTGCCACGGGTTGTTTTGTGAAGCCGTAGCCCTTCGGTAAGATATGAAGCTGACACTGGCACCACGGATGGACGGCCTCAATAGTCGGCTTCCAGTCCTGGGCTTTTTCTCCGGCATTCGACATCGCTAGATCGCGAAGGCGGAAGATTTTTGGCGTTCCGTCGGGTTTTAGATAAACGCGCTTGCAATGCTTGCAAGCTGAAGGTGATGGGCGCTTGTAACAAAGCTGATCATCTCCACCTTCACCGGATGCGAGTTCGTTGTAAATTCCTTGCTGGATCGAGTTTTGAAGTTCGGTCGTGGCGATTCTTTGCCAGTCCCGTCCCCGGTTGTCGATTGCATGGAAGAGATTTGATTTTAATTGAGAGGGTGTGATTCGGTCTTTGATCGCTTCGGACACTTTTTGCCGAAGGACTTCGACTGAAGTCTTGGTCGCAGCGAGAACAACATCCTTTACAATGTCGTCTTCAATGCCCTTGATGTATTGGCCCGCGTGAGCCGTTGCGTACTCGATGGCTTTTTCTTCGACTCCGGTTTGACGGGTCATCTTCTTTGCCATCTCAAGGATCTGTTCGTATGTCAGAGTTCTCGCGGTCGTAGGTCCAAGAGTCGCTGCGATCTTTCCAATCGTGTGGGCGTCAGCTATAAATTCACGGACGTGCGAAGGCAGAAGACCGGAAGCTTTAAGCTCCGCGATTTCTTCTTCCGTCAGTGCGCGTTTACCGAGAGTCTTAAGCGAGAACGCCCGAAAGCGCTTTCGAATGATCTTCTCGATTTTACTTAGTTGGGCCTTCGTCAGCATTCTCTATTTGTTCCTTCATCTCTTCTTCCATTTTTAACCACTCGGGAGACATCGCCTTGTCAGCGAGGTCATTCATGTCGTCTTCAAGTAGCGGATCGTTTTCAATCGCCATCCCTTGAGAACTCCAAGCTCCTTCGCCGTGAGGCTTCTTCTTTTTATCAACTTCCACTTGAACCTCTTATTGCCGCACGGATGCGGTCTTTCGCGGCCCGTGTGATCGGGGCAACGCGAAGAAACTCTTCGCGGTCTGCCGGTGACAATCTCATCACACGCTTAATTCGGGATTCGGACATAACGATATTCGAACCCGGACGCCTTTGCCAATAACCAACCATGTTCGTGACCTGCGTTGATGACGAACTCAGTGAAGATCTTGTGGTCGGAGTCGGAGCGTCTGTCCGGCTTTCGCCCGCTGCGGATGCTCTTTCAGCTTCTTGATAGTTCGGAGCCAAAAGCTCCGAAGCGCGAGATCTCATCTGGTAGTAACCTTCTGCGTATTTTGTCGCATCCGTTTGCTTGCCAGAGTCCCACTGACCATTCCATTTGTATCCGCCGTTTTGAAGCAAAAACTTCTTGCCGAGATGTACGGCCATTCGCTGTGTCTTACCGGAACGAATTTCTTCCGGCGAAAGCGGATGTTCACCGGCCTTGCCAGTGAGGGACTTCGAAGCCTTTTGTTCTGCGCTCAATGGCAAATCGTCGTTGCCACTGGTCTTGATGATAAACTTCTTCCCGCTCTTCGCGCCGAACTGTGCGAAGTGAACCGGATCTTTGAACGCACTCAGGTGGGCGTTTGAAATTTGAATCCCGTGCTCTTGAAGGAAGTAGCTGAATTTTTGCTTCATCGTCCGAAGATCTGAATCAGATTCGAAAGAGAAACCTTGTTGAGCCCAGCAATAACCGCCGACATCGAGATCGGCGTAAACCGTTACGGTCCCGCCACTCGGAAGCGACTTCATGAGTTTTCGTTGTTGAGCGTTGATGAGGTTCCCGATTTGAAGTCCGTCACGGACGTCGTCTCTCGTCTTCATGTAGTCGTTGTGGATATGCGGACGACCGTCGCGGATGTTCCACGAGCGTTCGAAGTTGTCCATCATCGGCTTACCATCGGCGGTGAAGAGCTGCATGTTTATGCGAACTTCACGACCGCTCGTCGAAATGCTTTTGATTTTTGTCTTTATGCCCTGAGCTTCAAAGTTGTACGGGAAATCTTCTTTGGTCAGAGACTTTCCAAAAATTGTCCTGATCGTGCGGTCGAGTTCGCGTGCGCTTGCAACGCGGTCGCGCCCAGAAGTTTCCATCATGCTTTGCATGTGAAAGGCCATTGAACCCGAAAGTTCTCCGAGTTCGCGGCGCTCTTGCTCTTCACGCGCACGTTCGGCGGCAGCATGTCGCTCTTTGTGATCGCTCAGACCCTTAATCTCGTGTTTCGCCTGACGTGCCTCACGCTTGTGTTCGTCCGCGTAGCTTTGTGGGACAACATCGTGCCGAACAAGGGACTTGAGGGTCTCATCGTAAAAGCGATTGCCATAGGTTTTGTGCGACGAGGCACCCTGAGAGACTTGACTGCCTTGTGCAGTTTCAAGCTTCTTTGTGATTGCCTGTGCGGTCTTCAAAATATCGCGTACACTTTTTGCTTGGCTTATTTCTGCCAACACTTTGTTTTTATCAACGGCGGCGAGGATACTTTGGGCGATGGGCGTGTCTCTGTATTCAGTCAGATGAGAAAAAGATCTGTCGATCTCTTTTTTCATGTCGCCAAGAACCTTCGCTCGATCTTCTGCGGAAAGTTCCTTATCAACGTCGTCTTGTCGCTCGGCCTGGGTGACGGTGCGTTCGAGTTTACCGAGTCCGTCTTTTTTCTCCTCGTCTTTTTTATGCCCGAGAATTTTAAGAATGGACGAGTGATGCGCGCGTTCGGCATCGTCCCCGTGCTCCGCGAGTAGTCTGTGGTTGTCGATGTCGCTCTCTTTCATCGTTTCGATGCGAGAGAGCAGCTCGGCGTGATGGGCGCGTTCGTGCTCTTCACCGTGCTGGGCAAGGTGATGGTGAGCGTCGATGTCTTCTTGGGCCATGCGCCCGTGCTGGTCGCCTTCATGATAAATGTAAATCCACTCGCCGTTCTTCTGGTATTTGCGAATGTACTTGTGAGAACCCGACTTCAAAATGTCGGTAACGAAAAAGCGCGCCTTGTTCATGAGTTCGGCGGGCGTGTCGGTCTTCTTCTCGGTCGGACCTTTTTTGCGGAAAGCGTAGAAAATGTCTTTGTCCACGACTCCCCCGCCGACGCTCTCTTTGCCGGTCTTCTTGGCGTACTCTTTCATCTGCGGACCCGACATCGGGCCGCCCTTGTTTAGCCCCATCACTTCGAGAACGACGTTCTTTGGAGAATGGAGATTCTCTTTAACGTGATCGGGAAGCTTGCCATCTTTGTGCTTGATCCACTGCCATTTTTCGACCTCTTGATCTGGATCAAGAACCATCGAAGTTTTTGGGCGATCTTTCACATCATGGTGAAAGGCATGAATCGTAAGGTCGCGGCCCGTGTGCGTCTTCACACGCTTCTCACCGACCTTCTTTACTTTATCAGCCTCGATACCGGACTCTTCTTTGAGTTCACGAATCGCGCCCGAGTGTGCGTCCTCGCCAGGCTCCATGTGTCCACCTGGGTTCGTCCACCTTCCATTGTCGCGACGCTTGCCCATGAGTATTGAATCTTTATGAGTTACTGCAATCGTGGCAACGTGCCCATCGCTTCCTTTTTTAATCTTTCTCTCGGCGGAGCCCACCCCCGATTTTACTGGACCTCGGTCTAGGGGTCTTGCGTTAGAACGAGACACGTCTTCGGAGCCGTCGTCTTGTTCAAGATCTTCATGCACGACGCCGGGTTTTTCCTCCCGGTGCCGCTCGCGTGTGGCCGAGGCCCGCTCCTGCATCTCTGCTTCGCGGTCTTTGTACTTGGCGTAAATCTCTGGCTTTGCTTCCGCGAGGTCAGGACGACGAGCGACAAGACGACTCATTCGTCGGCTCATACGCGCGGCCTGCTCTTGGTCAGACTTTTCGACTGTCGAAAACTTTTGACCCGACAGGTCAGAGGGAATTTCGTAGGTGATTTTACCCATGCTCGATGATCTCCCCGATGTCGTTCTTAATCGCCCGGAGAGTGTCCGCGAAGTCTGAGTCCCACTCGGATTGGATCTTTGCTTGCGACTCATAGAAGGGCTCGCGAGGCTCTGTCGCCTTCGATTCACCCTTTAGGCGGATGTCCACGTCGTACTTTGAACCGGCCACTGATTTAATCAGGTCAATTCGCTTCTCATCGAACTCCTCTTGTGACCGCGCCTTAATGGTCACCTTCATAGCTCCAGCTCCAGAAATGCGGTCATAGTCTCTTGCTCATGATCCATTGACTTGATAGCGGGCTCGTCAGGGAGCGGTCTCTTCGCGGCCTTTGCAGGCTTTGCCGGAGGAGCACCCTTGGCCGGAACCGGAGGCTTTGTTTTTGGAGGGGCGGTCTCAGGTCCGACTTTAGATGTCCTTGCAGCTTTGCCAGCTTGTCCCGGCTTAGCAACGCCAGGAACTTTTGGTGCAGGAGGTCCGCCCTTACCGCCGCCAGGAGCCGCCGCTTCGGTTGGGTCTTCGCCCTCTGCGGGTTCTTTCTGGTCGGTCGATGCGGATGAACCTGCGTCGGCAGATTGAGATTCGAGCTTATCAAGTTCGGACTGAAGCTCTTCAACCGACATGTTTTCATAGTCAGGCTCTTCGTCACCGCCTTGATCATTCGGATCTGGCTCGTCCTCGGGAACCTCTTCGCCCGGTTGAGGCAAAGGCTGTCCGTCCGGTCCCATTTGTTGTCCTTGAGCTGCGGCGTCGGCTTGTTGCTTTGCCTGAAGCTGCGCGGTCACGAACTGGATAAACTGCGGATCGAGAATGATATTGCCAGGGTTCTCTGCGATTTCGTCGAGGTCGATCTCTTTTAGGTCGTGCTCTGCGCGGATCTCGTTCACGGTTTTAAACGTCTTGATTTGTTTTTCGGTCTTCTCGATGTCGCCCATTTCATCGCCGACGTTGAGGCCTACGAATTCGAATTCGAAATCCGGGTTCAATCGGTAAACGACGTAGTCGTTGAGAAGTTGTTGGATATGACGAAGAAGAGGGCGAAGACCCTTATCCTGAGAGAAAGTGATTCGCTCAGACTGGTTCTGCATCCCAAGTCCGCCGCCTCCACCTCCGGCACCCGCACCGATCTTCGAAATGTCGAAGCCGATTTCAATCGGGTCCATTTGGAAAACACCACAGATGGTCTTGATACAATATTCCATCCACTTGCCGAATTCCATTTCTCGGTTCGAGCTGTGAAGGGAAACCCAGTTCATCTTTGAGTCTTTACCAAGGGACATGATCGGCGTTCGCCAAGCATTGTTGATCCCGGTGACTTGTGAATACCACTGACGACGGAATGCTTCGAGTTGGTCGGGAGGGACGGAGCCTTCGAACGCAAGAACGCCCTTGATGGACGAACCCTGTGAGAAGAACTTCCGGTTGTAGCTCTCAGCGTTCATGTGACTTGTGATCGTAGTTACGAGCATCTCGATTTCCGAGAACCCGTAACCCTGAGCCATAATATCCGAGCGCGGATTGCGAACACCGAACGCCATTTCCCACTCGTCAAACGTGTGGCGAACCACTCCATTGATGACCTGGGCAGTGCGCGGAGATTTCGCATCGTACTCTCGAAAGATTTTTTCTGAATCAAAAGGATTAATGAGAGGTGGATCGACATAAGGAGCGCCGGTTCTTTCCGCGTTCTCCTTTTTGTCAGCGATCAAACGAATCGTACCTGCATCTGCCGCCTGAAAGCGGTAAGGAAGGCCGTTATTTCGTGGAGTCACCTCGAAGTTTACTTGATCAAATGTCAACGAGTCGCGAGCGACTTTACGCAAGAAGGTATCGAAGTTGTCCCGACGCTTAATGTCTGGGGTGTCTTCGAAGTCTTCCGGCACTCCGCAGGCGAGTACGAATTGTTGGATCTCTTTGGCCTCTTTAAGCTCGGCATCGGTCGGTTCTTTGTCGATGTCGCGCAGCTTAATCTTAAAACCGACTTTATATTTGTCGGTCTGAGCCTGAGCAAACGATGCGACTTGGTTCACGCGCGTTTGGATAACCGCTGCAACAATTGGGTCAGCATAGGTGATTTGTCTGCACTTCTGGTAGTCGAGAAGCGAGTAACGCTCTTTGTACCCGTAGCCGGTGGACTGATAAGAAAGCGGATCGACGAGAGAAGTCTTCGGATCATACGCCTGTGCGTCTGGCTTAAGAATGCCCGCTTTCATCAAATCACCGCGCAGAGGAAGTATTTCCTCGCGCACAAATCCGATGCCCTGCTGTAATACGTTCCTCACAATACCCATGAACCCCTCAAACTAATTTTATTCAACCGAGCCGGTTGAAGCGTCAATCGTAACTCTCTGCGCGCCGCCATTCATTGCATCGGCAATGAAGCCAGTGTCGGTGTTCATCGCAGCTTGCTCGGCCTTGAACATTTCAAGAACCGCAGCGTCCGTTTCAGACATCGCAACGACGGATTCGCCATTCACGGTGCCGGTCGATTTAGCAAATTTAGGATTTACGTGAGCGCCGCGTTCGCTGCCGGTGAGAGCACCCGAATCGAAAGCCTCTTGGACTTGTTGATCCATTGGCTTATTCATTTGGTTTGCCCAAGCTTCATTCACGCCAGCGCCAGAATTCCCATTACCCGAGAATGCAGCTTCACCTTTTTGAACGAAGCCGGTCAAGGCGTGGTCCATCGAACGTCGTTGATCTTCGGCGACCTGGCGTTGAGCGGGGTCAGCGTTTTGATTTAAAAGTATTGTTGCGTTATCAGCGAGAGGGTTTCCGGTCGTCATGCCGAAGTCGAAAACGAATCCACCGGGTCCGGCAGACTTTAAAAAAGGAACCGAAGAGATCGCGCGCTTTCGCGACTTGACCACGGTGGGTTCAACCCTGCGTTGTCCGAAGTTTGAGTTTTCGTGGACGTTCGCGATCACTTCAGGATCGTTCGGATCTGCAACGATCTCAATAAGGCTATCCACCATCTCTTCGACGGGGTTCGCGGATTTCTTTACGCATGAACCATCTGAAAAGGTCTTTTTTCCTGGAACCTTTTTATAGCCCTCCCAACATGGATCTTTGGCTTTGTTCATTTTCTTATGCTCGGGCTCGGCTTCTTCTTCTTTTGCCCAATCAACCAGCTTACCCTTTTTGGCCTTCATCGAGAGCTTCTCGCTCGAACAATCGGCAGACTTGCGATCCTCTGTGTCTTTGCCGATGCCGTCGAGAGCTTTCAGGAATAGTTCGTCTTGTGACATCGAACGATGAAGGCCGTCGCCCGCCGTTGTCTTCTTGCGGTCGATCTTCATCGGAGTCGAAAGCTGGCCGGACGCCGTGCGAACTTTCTTGCCGATCTTTACGGCCATGTTTTCTTCTTCGTCCGCGCCGTGAACGGAGTCTACGACTTCAGCTTTGTCGTGACCCTCTTCCATCTCGGCGTGATCGCCGTGCATGGAGTTGTCCTGCTTGGCGTATTTCGCGCCGAAATTATCTTGGTTGTCGTCTTCTTTTGCGTAGTCCGAATCGTCACCCTTGCGGAGACCGAACGACTTTGAAAGATTTCGTTGAGTGTATTGATTCTGTGAAAGAGTGCCGTCCAAACGGGAGCGGGCCGTATCCATCCCTTGACGGCCAACCTGCTCACCACGGGCAAAACCCTTGTTGATGATTTCAGCCTGTGAATCTTTTATTGTGTGAAGGAGGCTCGGGCCACCCGAAGCGACCGTGAACCCTAGTGATTTTAATACATCTTCTTCTCTGCCCATGATCGGAACCCCCGTTTTTTTGTTTTAAGCTCTGGCCTCACGCTGACGAGATGGCTCTTTGCCCATCTCTTTCGGAGTCTCAGCTCGAACCCCAGTCAATTGATGACCCGGAAGCTTCTGCTTAAGTATCTCCTGCACGCGCGAAATAGCTTCTTGATGAGTAGCCCCATGCACGTTTTCGAACTTGTGACTGTACTCTTTGCCCTGATGATTGAATCTCACCTGCACGTGATGAGTCTTCGGCTTCAGGCCTTCGCCTTCTTTTTGAAGCATCTCTTTTGGATCTTTTTTCTCGGCACCGTGATCGCTCATCACCTTTTGATGCGCAGCTTCCACGTCCTTGGGAACCTTCCCATCGTAAAGCTTGCCCATCATTTCTTTCGTGTGGCTCGCAGCGGCCTGCACCGCTTCGTTCTTTGCCCGACCAACGACCTCGTCTTCACGAGTACGCTGTTTCATCAAGCGTTGGATCTCCATCTTTTGAGCCGCATGGTTCTCAAGATGTTGGTTCGCACGAGCCTGGACTTTTGGATCAGTGTGAGAGAGCTGTCTGCGTGTGGCGTCCTTCTCAAGACCCGCAACGGGTGACCAGCGGCCTTCGGCAATCTTTTTGTATGTCTGGCCGTCGGCGTATTGGTGAGTCGTACCGACCGGCACGCCGCCTTTGAATAGGTTGTCGATAGACTTCGAGAACCGCGCGAACTGGGAGCGAGAGGCCTGAGCTACGACTTTCTCGCGGTTATAGTATTTCTCGTCCATCTGCCCGTCGCCAGCAACTCGGTAGAATTCGTCGTTCTCGGCATAACCTGCCGATGTGCGTGCGTAGCCCTGTCCGCCCTGAGAGGTCCAGGACTCGCTCGGATGTGGATAGAAACCGCCCATTGGATGAGCCTGATATGGATTGTAGTAGGGGGAGTCTTCGGTCATCGAAACCGGATTGAACGGATCGAAGGTCAGTCCTTTTTGAAGGACCTCCTCATATTGGTCGATCTTTGAGATTTTTTTAAAACGATCCTTCACCGTAAGGGCTTCGCCCTTTTCAATGTGCTCGTCGAGAATATTTGATAGTTCAAGCAAGTCGTTCTTCATAATCCTCATCACCATTGGGTTCGGCCACCGCTATCGGAGCGCCGTCTACAATGCTCAACCTCACTTCGCAAACATCGCAATAAAACTCCGGCGTCTTGTCAGAAACAATGTTCTCCGACTGACACTCAGAACAAATATGTGTGGCAAGGCCGAAGTGAATTCCACCCTGCTCTCTGTAGAAAGCGTAAACTGTTTTTTTGATCCTGGCGAGCAACTGTGAGGCCCTAGATTCGCTAAAGTCAAAAGTCTGAGCTATCTCCCGAATCGAGTGTCCCTCGATCCTACAGCGTAGGATGTCGAGTTCGCGCGGCGACAGTTGAATCAAGCAAGCAAATTGCTCAATGTCCAAGCCACCCTCCATCATTCGCACCTGATCGCCATTGTCTGACTGGGATTCGAAATCGTAGCCATCCACCTTCATCGGGCGCTTGGTCTTCGCGCGTTCGTCGCCAATCATCTTGCGCACTTCGTCAAGGACCGCGCCCTTAATTCGATATTCAGCGAAAGTTTTGAATTTCACTCCGCGCGCGGGATCAAAGCGCCTTAGACACTGAGAGTAACCGAGCATTCCCGCCGAGATCAGTGTGGAGGTATCGAGTCGGGTAAGGTTTTTTTCTTTGAGAGTCCTCAGAACAACAATCTTAATCCAACGTACGATCTCTTGGGTCACCGTTAACCCCCAATAGAGATCGTCACCTGAGCAGGAGTGACTTGGTTTTGAGTCGTATTCGGAACTGTGATTGCGAGCGATGTAAAGCTCACCCAAAGTTTCGACGCCTTATTCGCGATCAAGCTAAATGGCGCTCCGCCCGAGAGTGCAATGCCGACGCTGACTGAAGATTTAATCCAAAGGAATTTACCGAGTGTGATTTGTCCCATTGAAACGGGAGTGGTGCCTATGGGAAATGAGTCTGTGCAATCTTTAAGATGAGCGATGTTGGCTACATCGACATCGCTTGTTGAGTCAGCGAACCGGATATTCACCGGGGCCGTTGATAGGTCCTCGCTGATCGTGATTTGCGTTTGTTCCGAATACCTCATTCATAGCCTCCTCAATTATTTTTATATTGGTGGCTTGAGGTTTCGTCGCACCGTTACCCCGGTCAGCGTTTGCTGCCGTGAATTCTACGGTGTCCCCTTTTGTGAGGAGTCGAAAGTGACCGGGTTCTGCGATGATCTTTGAGAAATGCGCGAAGTAGTCCACATGGTCTTCAAGACCCTGGATAAATCCATAACCATTCTTCACGTTAAACCAAACAACCTTGCCAAGCATTTGTAAATGAAAACACAAAATGTCCTGGTTCACCACAAGATTTTGGTGCGGCGTCAGACTTTAGATAGGTCCGCAAGGAAACCTGGATCTTCGTTAGATGCAAATTTAGAAGGACGTGGCTTGTCCTGGTCATCGCGCGTAGTGCCAAGTAAGACAGAACTCTGGCGGTTGTCTTCAATGAAGTTGACAACCGTGTCGATGATCGCCTTCGTTTCAGAATTAGTGAGCTTCCTTTTTAATTCAATTGGAAGCTCACCGTCAAGCTGTGCGAATAATAGACGTCTAAGACGATCTCGATTGGTTTCTATTACGCTTTCTCCGATACTGAAGGCGAATCATCTAGGGTCGCGACCGTCAGTGATTCGGGGGCCAAGGATGGCTCCTTCTTTTTTCCCTCCCAAGCAAAACTGAAGTGCATCCCATCTAAACGATGAAAGTCTCCACCCCAATCAAACCCGGCGTCAGTGAAGCACTTCACAAACTCTGGCGAAAGCTTAGGCTTCACGGCAAGCCCGTTATCCTTTGCATTCAGATCTATTGCCAAACCGTATGAGTGAGCGGACGGCGAACCCGGAATGCCTCTGACGTCACGGACCATGAAGCATCCGTCAAACGTCTTCAACTCCGAATAGCATCCCGTTTCCTTAAGGTTCTTGCACGCTTGAATGAAAGGCGAGGTCATGTCGCGATTCATGTAAATGTGCGATACGGGTCCGCCCGTCGCGATGTTCTTCCAAGGAAAGCCGTCCGAAAGGTCTAGGCCGAAGACAACCATGTGCTTTACTTCGAGTTCCCATTTTCCATTGTGAATTGGACCGTAGAGTTGAATCGCCTGTTCTACTGTTATGCCTCTGCTCATTTGACTCCCCATCCTCTCCACGGTATTCATCACATCATGCCGTGGAAGCCTAAAGTTGATCTTCTTAATAAACGCTTTGAACGTCTCATCGTTATCGGATACCTCGGCAACGGGATTGGCAGTGTCGCTGTGATTGCGGACAGGCTAGTCGTGTTCAAAAGAAAACTGCCGATGGGCTACGCCGAAAGAACAAGCCCAGAACCGAAATTAGGCAGCGGCCTTACCTTTGGTCGCGTTGCGGTTCAAGATTTTATTGTTCCACTCCTCTGAGTCATCAACAACGCTTTCGTTTATAGCCTTGAAGTTTCCAAGATGCCCGAAGACAAGGTGGCAATTCAAACCGTTTTTGTTCTCTTCACAAAGTGTGATCAGATTGGTCGGATCGAGTTCTAAATCAGGATGCGTGTGAAACGCATGGATGTGATGGACTTCGAGCTTCTTATCCCCACCGCACACTGCGCATGTCGGATTTTTGGCGAGGTGCTCTTTTCGAGCTTTCGGCCAGTGAGAAGAGCGTTTTGCAGATGCCGGGTGTTTTGGCGATGAACTGTCGATCATAAATCCCTCCGAAGGTTATGCCGGGGTCTCCGGCATCCTTCGAATCGGGATTTCTACAGCAAAGGTTTAGCGATGAATTATAAGTGGAAAGCCGTGCCAGTATCCGAGAAGACTCAACAATGCACCGAGCACGTAAATCGCGACGAAGACAATTGCGAGAACACGAATGCCATTTTGGAATTCAGGTGGAAGCGGAAGCAAACTCTGCACTGCCCATACAATAAGACCCACGACTACGAGCACGATCAAAAGCGACACAAATACATCAATCATAATTTCTCCTTTTTCTGGTTCATTGAACCTGGACCTTATCGGACTGGCAAGTCTTACAGCGCACGAAGCCCATTCATCTTAGCTTTGTCGTTCTTGCCCATCTAACCCCTCATGAATACTGAAGTGTGAATGCCGTTGCCCATGAGGATCTGCACAGTCGCTTGATCGAATTCGTATGAATACGCTTCGAGGAACTTGATCGCGCCGGATGCGACCGAGACCTGTTCTTCGAGCTTCGTTATGCCCTTCGTGAGCCCTTCGATCTGTGAAGCTGCGGCGGATGCGAAGACGTTCTCTGATCCGGTGGATTTCACACGCTTGGTCACGGACTCGAACTTCTTAATTTTCTGCCGCTCATTGTGGATCGCCACGTTGATCTGCCCAAGAGTGTTCTGCATGTTCTGTCGAAGGATCGCCATGATGTCGTGAGAATTCACGTCGGCCTGCACGACCACTTGAACGAAGAGTCCAAGGAGAGCCTCCATGATCTGCGTGTCCATTGAACGCGCGGCCTTTGAAATATCGTCGGCTCTCTCGCCCGAGTCGTAACGCTTTCGCTTGTCCTCGTCAGAGAGGATTGAATAGGCGATAACGATCTTCTTTAAACACTTCTTCGTCCCCTCCCTTGTCTGGGTGATGTACTTGTGATTTCGCGTAGTACGCTTTTTTGATTTGTTGAGTGGTGGCGCTCTTCGCAACGCCGAGTAATTCGTAGAGAGTCATACTTCCTTCAGTTCTTTCATGAAGTCCGGCTCAAGGACCTCGTCTTCAATCTTCTCCGGCAGTGCGGAGATCGCGTACTTTATCGCATCGAGCATGTCTGCGTCGCCACTCGCCCATGTCTTTAAAACCTCCGAAAGACCCTCTATCGGAAGCGGTTAGAATGGACCCGTGAATACGTCCTTCTCAAGCGATGCGATCATGTCCTTCATGCCCTCATCGACACTCCGCTTAAGCCAGTCCTCGCGTGCGCGACGATACATGTCGTCGAAGCCCACATAGTAAAGCCAAATAGCGAACGCTCCAACGACAAGTGCGCTCGATGAAACAGAGATCAAAATGATTCCAAGCAATGTCACTTGGCACCCACTGCGCATTCATACCACCATACTCCACGAACGAGCACTCCACCCCGACCCGAGCAATCCCAGTCGTGAACGGCGAACCACGCGACCATCGACAAAACTACGGCAGCGATTAATAACTGCCAGACATACTCAATCATAGGATCTCCACGAATTCTTTTAGCTGATCGACATTGCGTTCGACCGCTTCGACTTCAGAGAGCTTCTTGTGAGTGATGCGAATCCATTTCGCAAGCTGAGGCTTAAGCTTGTGACGAAGGATATGTTTCTCCCACCACCTTGGATGGAAGTGCCACTCGGCGAGAGTTCTCTCAACCATCTGGTCGCCGTTAACCATCTCGATGGGCATGTTCTTTAAAAAGTCCGGCAGCATCGAACGTGCGGGAACTTCGTAAACCCACGCGGCCTCAACCCCGCATTTACACGGCGAGAGCTTGAGCTTGATTGTTTTGTCTTTGAGTTTGATCGTCCACTTAGTTGTGTCCGTGTTCGGGCGTAGCTGTATTAGTTCCAATGTGTCCCCACCTTTCGTTTCAATGTGGATAACACGCTGTCTTACGCTAATCAAACTCTTCCAACAAGGTTCACCGCTTCGTCTTCTGTAAGCGAGTCAAACCCATCGTATAGGTCAACACGCTGAATTGCGCGTGAGCGCAAACCCGGCTCTCGGACATAACTGTCGTCCACTTTCTTATTTTTCTGGACGGCCTTCTTATGCTCTTTGGTCTCCACTTTAATGGCAATAAGTTTGCTCTCAAGGAATTTAAGACGCCTCTGCATGTATTTCGCGCTGCTCTCGTGTCGATGATAAATATCAATTATTTTCTTTGCCTCAGCCTCATGGTCCTTAACCTCCTTGATCGAACTTTTTAACATTTTCAAATAGTACGTGTGTTCTGGATCAATTGAGTCTTTGAACTCCTCGAAATGAGCGAGGGCTTTTTCTGCCCGCTTGTCGATCATAAGCATGTCGTGAGTAAACTCTCGCATTCTTTCCTTGAAACGCTTCTCGATGACAATGTCGATATAACGCTCAAGAATTGAGAGCGGTCGCTGATCAAGCTTCATGAGTCCATCTTCCAATTCGGCTAGCGCGCTTCTTGTGACCTTTGCCATTGTCCACCTCATTTTTGAGTAGGACGGTAACACGCTGTCTTACAGAAGTCAATCACCAACGAAGTTGAACGAGAACTGGTATTGTTGGCAGGCCATGTTTGCGAGGAAGAGCGACATCACGGTATCGTCGTGTGCTCCAAGGCCCTGAAGTTTCCCGTCCACGAAGGTGAAGTTTCGAAGCTCGTTCACAAGTACATCCGTGATGCGTCTGTCACGTTCTGTCTTCCTTGGAATGATCCATTTCTTATTTTCGAATAAAATCTGGAGCGACGGCAGTCCGTCCTCCCCATTGTTCTTGGATCTGGCGGTCGTTGTAAATCCTTCAACGGGCAGATCTGTATTCTTAATTAACTCGTCAGCGAAGACTCTCTGAAAGGCGTTGTCCTCAATCAGGATCTTAAGAGGCCTGTAAACGCTTGCCGCATCTTGGATCTCCCTGAGCTGTTCACTCATCGAGAGGCCCTTCTTTCGCCTAATATCCAAGATCCACCTGTTCTTATGCTTATCAATCCCGATGGTCGTGATGACCGTGAAATCGGCTCCGACGGTGGATGACATCGCGAGATCGACTCCAGTGAATACTTGAAGATGCTGTCTGTCCTCGTTCGTTAAGTGCGTCGGCATCTCATACGTGTTGTCGTAGCACTCCTTCAAAATACGATCTGGGAAGAGTGATGAGTCGTCAGAGATCGGAGTACACATGTACTCTCTCGCAAAACGTGTTGAACCGACCTCTCGCTTCTTCTGTTCAAGTGAAGTGAGATTGTAGCGCGTCGGCCACAACGGCTTCGTCTCAGTCGCTTCGTCAAGGCACGGGAAACGGCAAAAGTAATACTCCGAGTTCTCTCGAAGCTCGATGTAAAGGTCTTGCTGATGAAACGGAGTTCCCACCACTACAAGCTGTCCGCCCGGAACGAGCATCGGTGTGATCGCCGAAAAGAAATAGTCGATCTGCTTTCTTCGAATGAGTTCTGAGTAAATAGTCTCATCTGTCAAAACGTCATCGCAAATGATCCAAACCGGATGGGCTCCACGCACTCCAACGCCGTAACCTCTGGCCCTAGCGATTGCTCCGTTTGAACACTTGATCTCTTGCTTAGCCCACGCCGCATCGGGGTCCGATGGTTCAAGCCATTGAAGCTTGGGATTGTTTTGGATCTCCATCTTCACGAGATCTAAGAGTTTGATCGACTGATCTTGAGTTACCTAGAAGATGTACCCGATGCTCACGCGGGGGATGGACTTCATCGTCGTCGATGGAAGCTTCGGTATCCAATTATAATAAAGTCGCCAAATGGTGTAAGCGAACGAGAACATAAAGCTCTTACCGTGATCTCGGGGAGCGTTAATACAGAGCTTTGGAAACTTCGCCACGAGCTGTGACCAGGCTTTATGGTGATCGACAATTTCCATGTCGAGCATGGTCTCTGCGAAGTATGCAAGGTCAGTGCGAAGCATGATCTCTTCCATCGACTCTGGAAGTGCCCAACCTGATTCTAGTGCTTCAGTGAGTTTCGCAATACTCACGTTCTAATCTTTCCGCATGTCGTGCATTGCTTTCCGTGCAGCTCATCGAGTGACACGTCAAAGAACCACGGGTTTCCGCATCCTAAACAGTTATCTCCGTGAACGGTGGGGAAGCGCTTCATCTTGTCTTCGAGCTTCATCGGCCCGATGTCGGCGAGCTTTTTCGTAAGCTTCACTTCGTCGGTCTCGGGTTGTGGACTCGGCATCTCGATAACTACGGTCTCGGGCTCGGTCTGCGGTGCCACGGGACCTACTTTCATGAGCTGCATGAGTCTTGCGATAAGCTCGCGCGCAGTCCCTTTGACCGTCGTAGGCCACACGTTTTCCCCATGAGTCTGCGTCAGTGCCCAACCCTCACGGCATTCAACAATCTCAAACTTCGTGATCTGGTACGGCTTCACAAGCCCGCACTTCTGACAATCGTTCTCCTTTGATGGAGTGACCTCTCGGCAGAAATTGCAGAATGCGTCTTGCTCGGGCACGAGTTTCACAGTCGGTGCTCCGTATGTGGCTTGACGATGTGGTTCTTCGGCTCGCTCGGGACAATTTGATTCGGTGGGGTTTCACCTTGCTCGAACG